CGTTCCTCGATCTGCGCGGTTTGGAGGGATGCGGCGCTCCTGGCCGGCGGCTGGTAGCCGACGAAGGGCATGTCGATTGTGGGAGCCTCGCTCGCCGGCTTGAGCATCAGGCTCTGGACGGCCGCAGTGGCGTTCGACCAGGTCGGCGGCAGGTCGAGGATGTTGGCGTAACTGCCGTGGGCGTCATTGGCCGCCGAGAACATCGACAGCAGCTGCCGCGGGTCGAAGGGCAGGCCGCCGAGCAGCTGGCGGATCTGATCAGCGGTATTCGCGGCCGAGCCGCTCCCACGGATTGCCGGGCCGCTCCCACTCACTGAGGCCAAAATCCGGGCGGTTTCTTCGGCGGTGTGAACGTAGCCGGGGCGGTTGAAATTGATGAGCTCGGGGCCGAGTTCGCCGACCAGGGCCACGCCGCCGCGATAATGGCCGCCGGCCGCATAGTGCGGTCGGGGATCGCCCGCGCCGCTCGCAGTCGAGGATGTCGGTGCGTACACGCCGGGGTCGGGATTCTGGGGCGCGGTGACGTTGACGCCCTGGCTACGCAGCCACTCAACCAGTGAACCAATCACGGTCGTGTTAGCGCCGACGACGCCGGCGAGGGAGTCGAGGAACGTCTGGTACTGCTTGGCGGCGGCGTCGTAGGCAGCAGCTAGGTCCTTATCGAGCGCTTCGAGGTCTTTTATTACGTCGGCTTTGAGCAACCGCACGTCTGGCCGGCTGTCCAGGTCTTGAGCGGCTTTGATCTGCTCGTCGGCCTTGGTGCGGATCGCCAGTATCTGGGATTCGGCGGTTGCCCTGAGCCCGGATACGATGACCTCGGAGGTCTGGCGCTGGCCCGCGAGATAGTCCTGGGAGGCTTGTTGAGCCGCCTTGATCTGATCCTGGACCGCCTTCTGGGCCTGTTTGTTCTCTTCGGCCTGCTGCTTGCGCAACTCTTTGATCTGAGACTCGACGCTGTCGGGGCTGGTGACGTTGGTGTTGCCCAGGGCCGTCGCGTCGGACTGGATCTTGCTGTAGACGTCACCGTAGCCCGCGCTGCTGGCGTAGTAGTCCTTGGCGGCATTGCGGTAGGCCTCCGCATCCTGCTGATAGCGCGCCGCCGCTTCCGCATCGCCCGCCTTGGCCTTGGCCAGGGTTTCCTCGTACTGCTTTTGCGCCGCGCTGAGCCGGGCTTCTGGCGACAGCGGCGAATCCGCCGCCGTCATCAACGATTTGGCGTAATCGGCGATACCCTTGATGGCGGACTTGAGTTGGTTGGCGGTCTGCAGCTGTTCGTTGAGCGCATCCAGCGCGGCCTGCTGAGCCTCCTGCCGGATCTCGGCAGCAACGTCCGCGGCATCCTGGATCGCGGTTGTCTCTGCCTCGAGTCGTTTGCTTTCTGCTTCCGTGATCGCCGCCAAGCGGTCGTTTTCGGCCTGGATGGCCGCGTTGAGGGCCGTGTTGGTCGCGTCAATGTCGGCCTGCATGCGGGTCTGGATCGCCTGTACTTCCGCCTGGACCGCCTGTTGGATCAGTGCCAACTCTGCCTGGTACCGCGCCATCACGGCCGACTGCACGCCTTGGATCAGCGCGATTTCCCGGTTGACGTCGGTACCGCCGTCGGCGCGGTAGTCGGCCAACTTCTGCTTGGCGGTGTCCACGTTTTTGCCCGCCAGGTCGGCCACCGCCTGCGGTCCTTGCAGCTCGGCGATCTGCTGCGCGATCGATTGACGCGCCTGCTCGATGCCGGAGGTCATCTGGTCCCAGAGATTTTTCATGCTCTGGACGAGCGCGGCGCCGACCTGGTCCATCCCGACGCCGAGGGTTTTGGCGTCCTCGTAGAGAGATTTGAACTGGTCGCGCAGGCCGTTGAAGGCGATGGTGTTGCTGTCCAGCACACCGGCCATTTGCTCGAGGCCGTGGACGAAATCATCCCGCAGCTTCTTTTTCGCCTTCTCGGTGGCCTTGTCCACCTCTTCGACGGATTTGCCTAGCGCAATCGCGTCCTCGCGGAAGGTTTTGGCCTGGTCGTCGATCGCCTTGAGCGCCGCGGCAGCGCCTGACACGCTCTCGCCCGCGAACTGTTTCAGCGCATCGTCGAACTGGTCCTTGAGCGCGTCCGTGGCGTCCTTCTGGTACTGGTTCAGCTCGTCGACGCTGATGCCCAGTTCCGCCGCGCCATCCCGCGCCCAGGCGAAATAATCGGTGATCTCCTTCAGCTTCGCCGCGAACTGGGACGCGCCCTGGCCGGCGTAGGCCTGCGCCTGGTCGAGCACCGCCTGTTTTTGCTGTTTGATGTACTCCTGCTTGGCGGCTTCGACGTCCTGCTGCTCCATGGCATGCGGGTCCATCTGCTGCTGTAAGGACTTGATGTTGGCGATGGCGGCGTCGCGCTTCTTCTTGTTCTTGATCTTCCCGGCCTGAGCCATCTCGTTCTCCCAGAACGCATCCCAGCCCTGCTCCCACTCGGTGAGCATGGCGGGATCGCTGGCCAGAGCGGGATCCTGCAGCTTCTTCAGCATCGCCTTGACGTCTTTCCGATCGGACTTGTCGAACGTCTTGGCTTCGAAACCGGAGAGCGTATTCAGCGCCCTTTGCCGCTCATCCTTGTTGTACTTCGCGAGATCGGCGACCGCGCCTTTCTGCTCGGCATCGATCGCGTCGAACTGCTGGTTGGCGCCGAACAGCTTGGAGTGGATCGACTGCGGCTGGCCGAGCAGGTTGTTCAGCTTGTCCTGGATGCCGATCTGCTTGGCTTCAATAGTCTTGTCGATCTGTTCCGCGATTTTGCCGACGCTGACGCCGAACTTGACCGCCGCGCGTTCCATGGCATCGAACCCGGCCACGGTCTGGGTCCATGCGCCGACGTCGGGGGTCCACTCGCCGAGAAACTGGCGCAGCGAGCCGAGCTCCTTCATGTTCTGGACGTAGGCATCAATGTCCCCGCCCGAGAGATCGAGCGCCTTGCCCAAGGCCTTGCGGCCGCCGACCTCGTCGAACGATCCACCGGCATACTTGCGGACCTCGGCGACCTTTTCGAGGTTGGCCTGGAAGGCTTGCAGATCGCCCGACAGCATGACCACGGCCTTGGTGACCGGGTCGGTCATCTGGCCGGTGACGGCGGGCTGTTGCAGCAGACGCATAGTCGCGATGCTGACGGCCTGTTGCATGTACTGGCCGGCGTTGTCGTCCCATTTCATCCGGGTGTTGTAGATACCCGGGATGTTGATACCCGCTTTGTCGTCGTGGATCCGCCCGATGAACTGGAACGCCGGGATCATGACGCCTAGGCTTTCCTCGAGTTTGCCCAAGGGGCCGAACAGGCCCTTCAGGGCGTCACCCAAAAACTTCTCACCGGGCGCCCAGGCGCCTTGATTCGGCGAATTGTCGCGGGTGGAATGAAATGGGTCTGCGGGATCGAAGGTGATGTTCGCCAGCCCTTCCAACAGGCCGAACAGGCCCGTCTTGCCGCCATGCCGTGAATTCAGGGCGGTGATGTCGTAGCCCTCGCCAGGCGTCACGTTGGCGATTAACTGGGCATCCGGCTTACCGACCTTGACCTGGCTGGCGATGACCGCAATGACAGCCGCAGCGATGGCCCCGACACCGGTCGCAGCCAGCCCAGCCGTTGCGCCGCTCAAACCCATCGAGGTGGCAGCGGCATAGCCGCCGATGCCACCCGCCAACCCGCCGATCGCGCCGCCGGCTTGGCCATAGTTGTATTTATCGCCGATCCAGCCGCCGATCATGTAGCCGAGGCCGGCGCCACCCAGTCCGGCGCCGGCATAACCGAGCGCGGTGCTGGCCCAGCCGGGGCCGCCGAGCATGCCGTTGCCATAGCCCGCCACGCTTGCTCCCGTGCCGGCCGTATTGACGTACTGCGGGAAACTGCTGACGGCATTGCCGCCGCTGTTGATGATCATGCTGCCGGACGGCAGCACCATCGCCTCGCCGACCTGCGGCATCCGGGTGATGAGCCCGTTCGCGCCGACGACGGACGAGCCCATGCCGAGCAGGCTTCCAATGCCACTTACGCCCCCGGTTGCTACGCTTCCGGTCGCGGCGCCGAGCACGTTGCTGAGCATCTGCGTCACGGCGCTCTGCATCAGCTGGGAGGCCATCTGCTGCAGCATTCGGCTGAACTGCTGCCCCATGTTCTCCGTGGCGGTGCCGAACGGATTGAAAAACATCGACGTGAAGCTGCCCATCATGTTCTGGGCGATGCCGCCCAGGTCGGACAGCATGGACTGGCCGGTCTGGGTCATCTCGCCCATCATCTGATTGGCGGCTTCAGTGTGGGCCATGGCGGCCGCCGTGGCGGCGGCCTCTTCGTCGCCCATGCCTTTCGTCACGTCATAGACCGCGCTCAGGTAGGCCTTCATCCGGGCCAGCGCTTCCGGCCCGTAGCCGGCCTCGTGTGCGGCTTGAAGCTGGGCCAGGATGGCGAGCTGTTTCTGTTCCTCGTCCTGGGCGCTTTGCAGGGCCTGGGCGCTGACTTCTTCCTTGCGCCGGATCGCTTCGGCGATGTCGTTCTGGGTCTTGAGCTCGAGCTGCTTGATCCGCTCGGCGCCTTCGTAGGCCTGGCGTTCTTCGACGAGTTGCTTGGCCAGCTTGGCGCGCTCGTCGGACTCTTTGCCGATCAAGCCGATCGAGGCCTTGCGTGCGGCTTGCTCCGCTTCGCTGGCGCCGGTGGCGTCCTGGACGTTCTGCAGTTGGTCCTTCAGCGACTGGATGAACTTGTCGCTGGCTTCGATAGCGTTCTGATGCTCGGTCGCGGCCTTTTTGACCGCGCTGGCTTCTTCGGAGAGGGCTTTGGTATGGGCTTTCTTGGTCTCCTCGGCCGATTTCTCCACGGCGATCGTTTCGAGGACTTTTTTCTTGTATGCCTCGGTTTCGCCGGCATTGAACCCGAGCTGCTTCGCCTGGAACTCCGCCCACTTCCCCCAATCCTGCGCGGCTTTCGCCTGGCGCTGGTCCAGATCGTCCATGGCACCGGCAAACTTCTTGGTTTGCTGGCCGCTCTGATCCATGGCTGCGCCGGCCTTGGTGACGGTGACGGAGAGGTCGCCGATCGCCTGCTTGGCTTGGTCGACTTTGGCCTTGAGATCGGCGCCGACGATTTTGGTGGGATCGGTCGTGTTGAGCGCGCCGGCATTGCCCTGGCCCCGAATTCGCAGCGCTTCGTCGTTGGCGGCAATCATGTTGGCGCGCCATGCGGACAACGCTGACGCGCCCGCGATGATAGCGGTGGTCGCGACGCCGACCGGCCCGCCCAATGCGCCCACCACGCCGCTGAATGCCAAGGTGCCATTCGCCGCCGCGGCGGCGCCCGCCACATATGCCGTCATCGCGCTCACGGCCTTGACACCGATAGCGACCGCGACCACTTCACCCGCCCGGATCGCCCCGTCGGCGATCTCGTCAAAATGGGTCGCGACGCCGCTGATGGCGTTGGCCACCTCCCGGCTGGCGCCAGCCGCTTGGTCAAGCTTGCCGATATACCGCTCCCAGGAATTTTCGATCTGCTGCACCGCGCCGCCGATGGTGTTAGGCATCGTGGCGGCTTCGGCCTTGAGCTGCTCGGAGGCGGCGATGATGGCGTCGAACAGCTGCTGGTTGCTGACCAGCCCGTCCGCCATCTTCTGCTTGAGGTCGCCCATCGTGCCGCCCAACCGCTTGGCGACGGCGTCCACCAGCCGCATGTTGGTGTCGGCGAGCTGGCCGAAGTCCTCCCACTGCACAGTGGAGGAGGCCAGCGACTGGGAGAGCTGGGTGATGGTGGAGGATTGCTCGGCCGCGCTAGCGCCCGAGACCTTCAGGCTGGCGTTAACCGCCTCGATGACTTTAACGAGATCGGCCTGGCTTTTGCCGGCATCGCGCGCCGCGGGGGCGATGCGGGAATACAGCTTGGCGTTGTCATCGAGGGCGGTGCTGTAGCGCTGGGAGATAGCGAAGACTTGCGCCTGCGCCTTGGCATATTCCAGCTCGCTCTGAGTGGCAAGCTTGAGCCGGGCGGAGAGGTTGGCATAGGCATCGGCGCGATCGGCAGTCGCCCGGCCGGCATCCAGTCCCGCCTGGACCGAAATGTAGCCCAGGAACGCGGTTTTGGCCTCGTTCAGGAGTGTGCTAATGGATTTGAGGCTTTGTCCGGTGCGATCGAACGACGCCGTGATCTGCGTCGACGAGCGCGATGCCGTATTGGACAGCTGCTGAAACCCCTGGATGGCTTCAGAGCCGTCGAATCCGAGCTTAAACCCCAGCGCGAACTTTTCCGCCATCGCAGAACCCTAGCTCGCCGTGACCAGCGCGATTACCGCATCCACTCTTCCAGGGTCATGCCCATTGCCGCAAACCGCGAACCGCGAACCGGGGTCGTCGACGAGATGGAATTCATGGATTTCTGCGCTGTCCAGTCCCTGTCCCATCATCACCCGGTATTCCGGCTCAGGTCCGGCACGGTCGATCTCGTCAGCTAGGGCGCGCGTGAACACGTAGTGCTGGGCCGTGTTTCGGATCGCACTGAGCTGCGCCAGGATGTCCGCCCTCGCCTCTGGCGTATCGAACTCCGTACCGAGATAGGATTGCAGATGAAGGACGTCCTCCCTCGTTTGGATCTTTGACGGTATGCCATTCATGGTCCTCTCCTCAGAATCAATGATTCGGCGATCGAGCGCGAAATCCGTCGCGCATCACAATGTTTCAAGTAGCCGCGAAGGCTTGCCAGCCGAGCCGTGACAGCAGCCGCATCCACAGTGCCACGAGCAAACCGCCCCGACAGCGCGGCCAGATGCCGCCTGGCCCTGCGCACATTGCGCTTGCGCGGCAGGATGTGCGTTGATCAGGCGCGGTAACCGCAGAAGTAGACGCCGTGCGTGGCGGGGAACACACCCGTCTTCGGGTTGACCTTCAGCCCTAACTCTCGGCCCAGCCATGCTTCAACGCGGCGCCTGAGCCGATGTAGATCGGCAGGATTCGAACCGAGGATGACGAAATCATCCATATTGGCGGGCGCTGTACGCGCGCCGGATCAAGAAGCGCAACATCTCCAGCTCGAGATCGAGTTCGAACAAGTGCTTGAGCTTCTCCCGGCTCTTTTGGACTCGAATCGCATGCCGCATGAGTGCGTAGACCGAATTCTTGACATGCGTAGCGTCGTGACATCCATGTCTTGATTGACCTGGGCCACCCGGTCTCCAACGCCGATGATGGTCGAGGCATTGACTACAACCCCGGTCAGCGCGGCATTGGGCTCGAGATATTGACGGCCTTGCTTGTTGGCGGTGGACAGCCGTAGCCCTGCGATCACGCCGCCCCACAAGGACGATAGATAGATGGTAACGCTCACGACCGGTGCCTCCAGTAGTTCGGCGTCCTCGCGTGTGAGGGTGCGGCCAAGGAGCACAACATTGTCTGTGGGTGGATCGAACAGGTAGCTGCCGCCCATGCCCTCATAAACTGTTTCCATCGTCTCATTCCACCGCCTCGTTGATGTTGCTCGGCGCTTCCGCCTCTGGCGGATGGAACACCGCCAACGCCGCGGCTTCCATGACCTGGACGCCGGCGAAGATTTCATCCGCCCTTGCGCCCTGGTGACCGCGGCGGCGGATCACGACATCCACTTCTGAGGGGATCAGCCCCTCCCATATCACCGGGCCGCCCATCGGCGGGTAATGGCGTCGCCAGAGGGTTCGGCAGGCGGTGAACACCATGACGGTGTCCCAGTTTTCTTCCATGACGTAGATGTCGGCATCCGCCCGGCCTGATTCCTCCTGCGCTTCCGCCAAACCGAAGGCCGCCAGATCATCCTGGAGCGCCTTGTCCGGCGCGGCGCCGCCTCGCGCCCAGTACTCGGCGGCCTCGATCAGTTTCCCAGGGCGGCGCCGCCCCGGTTGGCCTTCTGGAACTCCTCGGTGATCTTGTCGTAGGCCTTCGGCACGTCGTTCAGCAGCCGCCGGACGTTGTCGAACGTGAACGCCGCCTCGGCGCCATCCTCGCCCTGCACCTCCTTCCAGCCCTCGGCCAGCCGCAGCACGTGGTTGGCGTGCATATCCAGCACCGCGGCGGTCAGCGCCGGCCCGCTCAGGCCGTCCAGGGTCTGCGCCTCCTGCGACAGGGCCTCGTAGGTTGCGCCGATCGCCTCCACCGTCATACGGTGATAGAGCAGCGTGATCTGGTGATTGATGGGCGTGCCAGCCTCATTGCAGACCGGCAGTAGCACCTTGCGGGCGATGGGTTTGCTTAAGGCTTCCTGGGTACCGAGCTTGAATGCCATGGGGGAAACTCCTTATCTGCAGGTGATATAGATTTCGTCATTGCCGAGCACGCGCTGGCAATCGAACGAGAGTGTGTTGGTCGAAACGCCCTTGTCTTCGCCGTAGTCGATTTCGGTCGGCGCGGCCCTCTGGATGTCGATGCGGACCGAGCCGCCATTGCTGTCCGGCTGCTCGACGCCGATGGCGCCTGAGCCGTTGTTGGCCAGCAGCGTCCAGGGGTCGAACTGCGCCACCAGGGCAGCATCCAACGTGAGCGATCCGGCCGCGGCACGGTCGGTGATGTTGATGCCCTGGTAGCCGACCACGGAGCGGTAGGCGGGTTTCTGGCCGAGATCGACGGAGAACTTGCCCATCTGCAATCCACTGGCCCCGCCCGTGAACTGTTTGCCGAACGCCTGGCCGTAGGTCCGGCCATAGCCCACTTCGAACGGATCGACCCAGTTGGTCACGACCACGCCGGTTTCCGAGGCATCGGCCACGCCGCCGTACAAGCCGATCATCTCGAAATCGTACATGCCGGTGTCCTGGGCCGAGGCGTCGATCTTGACGTTGCCGCGGCAGCCCAACAGCTTGTGACGCACCTGGTTCCCCTCGTTGTAATAGAAGGTGGCCGCGTCCATCGTCAGCATGTCCGACACCGGGTTGTAGCGCGCGTACGGATCGATCGAGTAGAGCGAGGTGGCGTCCGGCGTGACGGTCCACGGCCGGTCGACCGTCGCCACCTTGGTGCTGCCGACGTAATCGATGATCGTGGCGGACTGCCCGTTTCCGGTGCCGCCCGTGATCCGCACCTTGGCGCCGATATAGACATCGTCGACTGCGGAGGCGGCGGCGGCCAACTTGAGCGTAGTGGCGGTGGAACCCGTTTGCGCGGTGCCGGTGACCGCGGCGGCCGAGAGGAGCTCCCCCATACCGGCGGCGCGCAGCGCAAATCCGTAAGGGGGTGCCGTGCCGGGTGTGAGCGACGAGACCAGGTCGCATTTGAACGAGATCGACCGGTACAGCTCGATGCGGATTTTCTTGCCGGTGCCCAGGGAGTTCGTGATGTATTTCAGCTCCTTGGTGTTGCCCTGGATCGGTTTGATGCTCAGGTCCGTCACGCGCAGCGCGTTGAGCGCGCCGGTGGGCACGGCATCGGTGCCGTAGACCGATTCGAGCTTGCCGAGCAGGACTCGGTTGTTGCGCAATAGCTGTCCGCTCATGCCTTTTCTCCGTCGGTGTTGGGATCATTGGTTTTGGTGTGTTTCCCGGTCTTGCTCTGCGCCACCTCGACCGGCTCCACGCCGACCGGCTGGAATGCCGGCATGCTGCCCTGCGCCTCGGCGGGCGCGCCGGCGCCCTCATCGCCATCGGCGCGCATCTTGATGCGCTCGACCAGTTTGATCTGGTCTTCGACGGGGTCCAAGACGTAGCTTCCGCCCTTGCCGAAAAGCTCACTCGTGTTCATGTCAACCTCAGTAGTTGATGAAGTAATCAGCGCTGTAGCGGTCTTCCCAGATCAGGCAGTCGTCGCGCATTTCTTCGGACTGGCCACCTGCATAGCGGGGACTGCTGTAGCAGCCAGGCGGAGTCCACAAGGCATCCACCAGCGCCGCGGCAACGGCCTTGCGGGCCGTGACGAGCGTGCTGTACTGGACTTCGCTGGCCGTCGAATCCGAGCGCACGACGATCACAACCGCGACGGTGAACCGATTGCGCTGCCGCCGGGCCGTGGCGCCGTTGTCCTCGATCTGGTCATCCCCGTAGGGATAGACGTAGGCCGCCGGCAGTTGATCAGCGCCCCAGGTGCCGAAATCCTTGACCATTTGGGCGAAGTCGTGGACCCGCATTTCTAACAGCGAGCAGTCAGTCTGGAGACGATTGCGCCAGGGGATATGGTCGATCATGCCCGGTGCTCGATGGCGGTCATGCCGCCGTCGTCCGGCCACAGCCGCACGACTTTGTAGACTTTGCCGTCGACGGTGAGGGCGGCGCCGTTTGTGATGCCCGCCGCGGCGACGGCGGACGTCAGCGCTGTCACCAGCAGCAGGCCGGGCGTCATCAGACGGGGGCGCAGCGCGGCTTGCATGTCGGCGCTATCCGCGCCCAGGGGCGACTGCGGCCGCGTGATGATGCCGGTGATCGTAGCCGGCACGCCGTTGACCGTGTAGGTCAGGGGCTCGCCGAATTCGTCGAGCATGTCCTGGTTGAGGTCGTCGAAGTCGATCATTCGCCGCCCTTGACGTTAGTCTGGAAGTTCAGTTCTTCCGCGAAGCGCTTGGCCCAATAGGCGTCCAGCCCGGCCAGCAGCGGCGGGACGCGCGGCACGGTCGCCATGAGGTTGATGCCCTGCTCGTCGATCGGCAGGCGCGACCGACCGCGGCGGCTGAAGATGCCGACATGGCCGCTCCGCATGCGAGCGACGAACGACCCCGGGAAGAAAAACTTGTCCGCCGCCGCGCCCCAGTCCTCTTGCCGCAGTCGCCCCGCATAGGATGCCTTCACCTGATTGAATCCCAGCCAGACATTGACGCTGACGCCGTCGCGGGATTTGCTGGCAAAGGTGCGGTATTTCGCCAACAGGCTGCGCTTGAGTCCGCTGCTGTTGGCCATGGCCTTGCTGGCATCGCCCGCGAACTTGTCCGCAGTGCGCTGATTGGCGCGCGTGCCAGCCCGCCGGATCTGCGCGGCGGTGCCTTCGAACGTCCGCTGCAGGCCGTCAGCGCCGGTGATGGTGATCGTGATCATCGGCTGCGCTCCTTGGATGCGCCGACCAGCTCGCCCAGGTCCCGCTGGATCGAGTTCAGGGCGCCTTGGATGTCGCGGTATTGCCGATCGTGTAGCTCCGCGTGCGCATCCTGCCAATGCTCCACCGCGCCCAGCCGAGTCTCGTGCTGCTGCACCAGCCCCCATGCGATGAGACATGCCGCCGCAATGCTCAATCCCACTTCCGCGATCTTGTTCAATCGGGTCTCCTTGATGCGATCCAATGCGCTCAATACGGACATGACAGCTCAAATCCAGCTTCGAAGATCCGCGATGTGATGTCGCTCAACTGCCATTGCACCCCCGATGTTTTCGGCATGGCCGGTTTCGTTCGGCATTCCAGCCCGCCGCCTCGCACAGCGCAGCCGGTGAGCGCGGCGGCGGCGACAGCCACCAGCACAGCGCCTCGCCAGCGAATACCGCAGCCAACAGCCAGGCAGCGGCCTGGGTGCGCGTGACTTGGATCATGGCTGCCTCGCCGCATTGCGAGCCCGCACGTAGGCGCGCAGCAGCGCCAGACCGCCGGCATCGGCATGCGGTTTCTGGTTCGGCGCGATGTCGATGTGAACCGTCTCCGGAATCGGCGGCAGCGGCGGGCATGCCGTCCGCGGCGGCGGCAGGGCGATCTCTTTCGGCCCGACCTGGACCGGGGCGCAGCCGACCAGCACCGTGGCGACGGCGAGCAGGATCAGGTCGGCCAGAATGGCCATCAGCGCGCGCTCCATCATTCGACTCCGCTCGCTCATTCGGCGAGCCGCCAGACGAACACGCAGGCGATGATCGTCAGAATGAGAAATCCGGTTGCCGGGTCCATGCATCACCTCACCGATAGAAAATGTGTCCGCCGATACGGGCGACGCGGCGCATACTGGCTGCCCACCTGGGCAGGACGCCGACGGCGTGGTAATGCGTGGCGCCGCCGGTGTTGTCGACCAGGGTGCCGCGCAGCGCCGCGTCCTCGAGGATCATGGCGCGGGCAAACATCGGGTCGGATTCATCCACTGCCAGTGCCTTGGTCCGGTTCGGGTCGTTCGCATTCCAGCAACTGAACTGCTGCGGCTTGAGGCAGACCTCCTCGGGCGTGCGCCCCCACCAGCCAGGCCGGCTGGCGCGGTGCATGATCACGTTGATGACACCTGCCATACCTTGAGAGCCGTCTCCGCGGGCCTCGGCCCAGGCGGTGCGGGCAATCACGTGATCGATCTTTGCCGGGTTTCTTCCGGCGATCCGCGCGACGGCGTTCAGCATGCACTTGATCATTTCCGGCCCTCGTCGATCAGGTCTTGCAGGTCTTCCGGCAGATGTTCTGACGCACCCGGGTCGTCGTATTCGCCCGACGCATCGGCCTTGTCCTTGATGAACACGCCCTTGGCGCCGAACAGCGCGACCACGCCCAGCCCGGCCCAAATGAACCAGCCGACCTGCCCTTCCGGCAGCCGCTCCAGGCCCGCGCCCACCAGCATGACCAGCAGCGTCGTGACGGTGCCGGTCTTGGTCGACCGCTCCGACCAGTCGATGCCGACGCGCTGTCGGAGGCCGGCGACCCGCTTACGCACCGCTGATCCCCAGCGCCCGGCGGACGAACAGCCCGGCCTCCAGCACCAGGTTGAGCATGTTGCCGGTCTGGCCGTGGGCGAATTCCTTGGCGACCGCTGCGGCCTTATGCTGCTTAATCAGGTTGCTGAGCTGGGCTTGCTCGAGCACCGGGAAGCGGCGGACGATGATGGCCCAGGCGGCGTTGACGTCTGCGTCGATACCGTCTATGGCCGCGTCTTCGAGCCGATTGCACTCGCTGCTTACGGCATCGAATTGGCTCTTGGTGAAACCGGTGAGGGCCGTAATGGCGAACAGCAGGGCTTTGAGGGCGATGAGTTTCATGGCGATTCAGCCCTCTCATTCTTGGCTTTGCCGACGCTATCGCCCTCCGCCGGCTTGCGAATCGCGCCGCGAGACAGCATCAATTCCACATCGGCCTTGGGAATCTTATAGTCGTCGGTGTCGAACGAGGCGCCGGGCGCCACTTCGCTATCGGGGAAAATCAATGCATGTACTGCGATAACCTTCATTTCGACCCCCTTACAGGACTGTTGCCGCCATACTGGCGTTAACGCGCGTCGGCACTACCAGCGGGGCCGACTGCATCAGCAGGTATCGGACGCTCGGATCCTTCTCGACCCAGGACTTGGGATACATCGGCATGGCCTGGAGACCGGCTTCCTCATCGCGGATCGAGCCGAATGCCCGAACGCCGCCGATCTGCGAGCTGCCGAGCAGGACCGTGCCGGACGGCAGGATCGGCACTTCCGAGCCGGCATCGTCGATGTACCAGCCGGAGTAGACGTAGAAGTTAAAACCGTCGACCGAGCCCATGAACACCGCGCCCTCGGTCACCTGGGCGTTCTGCACAAGCGTGGAGGTGCCGCGGAACAGCTCGATCCGCTGCAGGACGGCCGCGTTACTGCGGAATACCTTCCAGGAATCGATGTCCATGACAACGTCGGTCGCCATGGCGCCGGACTTCTTTAGCACGAGCTGCGCCCAGGTCTGGAGGTTGTCGAGCGGATTGATGCCGGTATCCGACCACTTGGCGCCCGCGCCGAGCGTGATGGTCAATCCGGCGTCGCGGCCGAAATTGATGTTCTGGGTCGGGTACTGGTCGCCCGTCACGGTGACCGCGCCGGTGCGCAGCGCCTCTGCGGCCATAACCTCCAGTCGCCGGTCGATCATCTCGACTTGATCGATCAAGTCATAAGCGAGGAGGCGCTGCATGCGCTGCATCGCCGAGAGGTTGCCGCCGATCTGTTCGCCCGCGGAGCGTTTGAACGGACGATTGGCGTCGAACACCCGCTTGTCCTTGATATATGCGGGCCTGAATGTCTTGGTCGTGAATCCCTTGGATTCGACGATCCTGCCCTGAACGACCGGCGAGACGAACGGCGCCAGCCGGCGGGTCTTGTCGATCAAATCGAAGTGGATTTCCTCGGATTCCTCTGTCTGGATGCTCGGGAAGAAGCGGTCCAGCAGGAACGACGGCGGAGCGATCAGGCTTTCGACTACCCGG